TGTATATTACAGTATAATTAAAAAATAAAGGTCATGTCAAATAAAGAAAAAATCGAAAGGCTCGAAAAGGAAATTACCATTATCGACAACACACTCACAGTATTATTATCATTAGGAATTATTGAATTAATCCTTACCATTATGGGATATATCAGATTTGATTTCCTATCCTTGGGTATTATGTTAGCATGTGCTATCCTATTTATTAAATACGTTAAAAAAAGAAACGTAAAGGATATCATGGTAAGGGTATATGATGCTATGGAACTTACCGAAGAGGAATACCAAACAAAATATGAAAATAAATAAAAACAAATAAAATGGCAGAAAAATCAATGTACCGCAGACTAATCAAACCAGATGGAACCACAGCTGTTTCATTTAACGGAAAACTTCATTGTTGGGATGGCCCAGCTCTAATCCCCGAAGGTGATGAATCCAAAGCAGAATACTACATTTATGGTATTCAATACACCAAAGAACAGTGGAAAGCAGCCCTAAGAGACCATAACGGGTTACCATGGTATAAACTCATGTCCACTCAAACAAGATTCTAAAACCTAAAAAACAATAACCTATGAGTGCTCCAATCAAACGAATAGACCCTCATGAAGCCCAAAATTACATTCCTCTAAAGGAAGACTTTGCTTCAAATCCACCTAAGTATTTTACCTTAACCCCTTCCCAAGACCCACAATACCCAGGCTCTGATGGGTGGGAAGAGGTAACCTATTATACAGGTAGAAAATTGGACCTCTATTCCAATAGAGAGGGTGATGGGGACTCATGGGTATATGTTTTGTCAAATCCCTCAATCCCTAACCAACTCAAAATAGGATCCACTCAAAAAAATCCTGATGTAAGAGCTAAGCAGTTATCTCGAGGAACAGGAGTTCCCACGGGGTTTGTGGTTGAGTTTGCTTTTAAGTGTTTTAATGCTGAGGCTGCTGAAAAGGAAATACATAAGGTTTTAGGGGATTGTAGGGTGTCCAAAGATAGAGAATTTTTTATGGTGAGTATCCAAGAGGCTGAGGATATAGTGAGGAAAGTAGGGAAGAAATATTTATAATAGAACATTATATTAGTATATATGTATTGAGGTAGGGGGTGGGGGTTATGGGATGGTTTTAATAGGAAAAAATTATTATTATGAATATCGACAAAATAAAAAATGAAATAGAAAAAGCCAAGCTATCTTATATAAGTTATTCTTCTCTTTTGGAGGAAATTTGGACGTACCATCCTGCAAACCCAAATTTTGTAAATCCCATTAAAATGTATGAAGATCTTAAAGTTAAGTTATTAGAATTAGAGCAAGAAATCAATTCTTTAGAACGTGAAATCAATTCTTTAAATTAAGATTAACGGAATGAGTTTAGAAAATTTTTATAGGAGCTTATATAGTAAAAAGGATGAGCTTTCCAAAATGGAAGAAGAAATTGAAGAGTGGAAAGATACTCCAAGATATAAAATGGGAATGTTTGTTAAGCTTATAATCAATGGGACTTTATTTAGAAAGCAATTATCTAACATGTTTGAAGGATCTAATAAGATAGATATTGGGAATGCTGGGGAGTTTATAATGTACAATAGGGCTTGGTATTGGATTAAAGATTTTAACCCTGAAGATCCAGATTGGGTTGAAAGTGTAAAACCCTATGAGGAAGAAGAGGTTGTTAGGGCTTGTGATTTAACTATTTCATATTTTGAAAATTTAGAGGAGTTTGAAAAGTGTTCCCTTCTTCTTTCAATTAAAAAACTTTTTAAAAATGCTTGATTCTCTCAAGGATTTTTTATAACTTTATTATAAATAAGTTAATAAATACTAAATAAAATGAGAAACAAAGAATTATCTATACGAAGAATAGAAAGTATATTAAATAAAATTAATAGGTTAAGAATGGAGTTATCCTATAGAAATTTTGAAAATAGTCAAGATATTATTCTTGAGATTAAAGAATTAGCAGAGGATCTCCAATCTATAATCGAACGTGAAAATTAAATAAAAACCAAACAAGTTATGACATTAACCCCAAACCAAATCCAGGACAATTGGAATGAATTGATATCTTATATAGATAATTATATTTCATCTCCTCGAAAAGAAAAATTAATAGAGTTTTATAACAAATATCAAGATAGAATTATTTTAATGCCTGCTGCTCATAAGAAAGAATACCATAATGCTTTCCCAGGAGGATATGTAGAACATGTTCTAAGAGTTATACGATGTGCCTTAAAACAATCTAAACTCTGGGAGGAAGAAGGGTGTGATATGTCTACATTCACCCAGGAGGAACTAGTTTTTTCTGCATTAAACCATGACCTAGGTAAAATTGGTGATGAATCTAATGAATCCTATATCCCTCAGACAGATCAATGGAGGCGAGATAAACTAGGAGAAGATTATATGTTTAATTCAAAAGTCCCGTTTGCTTCAGTTCCAGATAGAGGATTATATCTTCTCCAATCACATGGAATACAGTATACCTTTAATGAAATGGTAGCTATTCAAACCCATGACGGTTTATATGATGAAGGAAATAAGAAATATTTATTTTCATTTATGCCCGAACAAAAACCAAGAACTTCATTACCCTTTATCCTTCATCAAGCCGATTTAATGGCTGCACGTATTGAATTTGAACGGGAATGGTTACCTAAGTTAAGAGGGGAAGAAAAGTCCGTGCCTAGTGAAAAGAAAAATTTTACATTGGATAAAAATAATAAAAAGACTCCTACTAAAGATAAAGCTTTAAAGACCGTAGGGAGTGATAGTTTAAAAAGTTTATTAGATAAAATATGATAGTTGCCATATCTATTTTAGGTGTTTTGGTTGTAGTCTTAGGATTTACAACCATTAACCTTCTTAGAAAAAACGAAAAACAAGAAGATATTCTTATAGGGTATCTCCGTTATTTAGACAAAATTTCCCAAATCATAGAATTTGTAGATAAAAAATTAAAAGAGATTGACCATAAAGGCTCATTCCAATCAGATGATGAGATTGGGTTCTTTTTTGAGGAAGTTAAAAATATTCAAGAAATATTAAATGAATTTAAGATAAAAAATCTTGAAAAATAATCTAATTTATGACAAGCACCTCAAAAAAAACTAATAGAAATTATTTTACTCAAGAGACTGAAGATGCTATATTGTTATACAATAAAACTGAAAGTCCACATCAACGAAGTAAAATATATTCAAAAGAAATTCACTATCCCTTCTTTAAATTAACTCAAAATATAATCCATACTTTTAAATTTTATAACACTGAAGTTGAGGATTTAGAACATTTGCAACATGAAATAATTGTTTTTCTTTTAGGTAAAATCCATTTATACCACCACAGTAAAAGTATAGATGATAGACTTAATAAAATAATTAATAATAAGTATCAAAATGTATCTTATGAAAATTACCTAAAAAACCCACCTACTTCAGAAGGAAATGATCCTCTTCCTCTCCTCTCAAAAGAAGAATTTATCCAAAATAAAAAAATATCCTCCCAATATCCTTTATATCCACAAGGATCATTTTTAAAGTACACTAATAATTCCGATAAAATATCACAACAACAAATTAAGGATTTTATAAAAGAATATTTAAATTTAGTAAATGAAGATTGTAAAAAAGAATTAAAACTTTTAACTCCTCCTAAAGCATATTCATATTTTGGTACTATTGTCAAACGATGGTTAATTAACTATAATACTAAAAACTATAATACTAAAGTTAATACTTCCTCTATAGATGACCTATCTCAGTCTATAGACTATTCATATAATATAGATTCTAAATTACCTAATAATGAGCAACTATCTAATTTTATAGATGACTTTGTTGATTATATTAACCTAAACCTGTATAGTTTTTTTCCAAAATCTAATGATGCTAAAGTAGCAGATGCAATACTAGAACTTTTTAGAAAAAGAGAACACATAGATGTATTTAATAAAAAAGCCCTTTATATCTATGTTCGTGAGCAAGGAGATTTTAAAACTCAAAAAATAACAAAAATATCTGATGCTTTATCAAACATTTTTGAGGAAAAATATATTTTTTATTTAGAAAATGGTTATGTAGATTTCGAAGAATTATAAAGAGTATATTTATAAACAAAACATTTAATATGAGTAGTTTAGATAAAAATATATTCGGGCGAAAAAAATTTTCCACTCTCCTTGAGGAAATATACAATAATCAAAAGAAAAAAGAAGAACAAATTTCTGCTTTGATTCAAGAACTAAAACCACTTATAAATGATATAGGTGATGCTACCCTTATAGTTCCTTTAATTAAAGAATATATGGAATTAGGGCTAAAAAATGATGAACAATTAATTAAAATGGCCACTATAATCCAAAGAGCTTTAAATACAGGCAAAGAAGTAGAAGAAGATTTTGGTCTATCTGAAGAAGAAAAAAAACAACTATTTAATGAAATAGAAAATTTTAATAACAACTCTCCTAAAAAGTTATCATGATAAATAGAGTTGGTTTAACTGGTGCTATTAGAAATCTTCAATCTAACTCAACTCCTTCAAAAGTAAAAATTAAAACAACTACTTTTGGAAGAGTTAAAGATATTATTTTAGATGAAAACCACCCTAGATTTTCTGAATTTGGAGAATGGAATGGATTAGGAACTATAATTATAGATGTTTTTGATAGATCTAATCCTGGGGTAGAAAAAACTGCTAAACCCTATTCACCTCAATCAAAAAGTTTCCCTATAATAAATGAAGTAGTTCAATTATTTCTCCTCCCAACCCCTACTAATTCAAATATTCTTAGAGAAGAATACTATTACTTGCCTTCATATAATATTTGGAATAGTCCGCATCATAATGCTTTACCAAACCCTATAGGAAATAATCTCCCTCCTTCCCAACAGCAAGATTACCAACAAGTTGAGGGAGGGTTAGTTAGAAGAGTAACAGACAGTTCTACAGAAATAGATTTAAATAGCCCATCTAACCCAAGTCA